ATAAAATCTTGTCTTGAATATTTTCATCTATTGATTTGGCGCAATATTCTACCAAGTGTTCGTACTCAGCACAACAAAATATAAAAATATGAATCCCATTATCCATTAAACATCCTCAAATGATCTAGAAATTTATTACTATTATACCAATCATAATTAAATTCAATAGTTTCTTGTTCTATCAAGTATAAATCATGCCAATCTAGTTTAGACAATTTCTCAAACTTAGAAAGCATGGTCAGTAATTCAACCAATCGTATTACTGGATTTTCAATGATATCAAACTTATAGTCAAATATTTTATTGAACTTTTTAAATCCATAATATTTTTCCAGATGTGAATGCCAATTTGGATGTGCGTATGAGACCCAAAGTGATTTATATATCACAGGGAAAAAGAACTTCTCGGAAACATATGGGTAATAGGATGTCCCCATCACTTCTGACACAATTTGAACAAACGAATTCATACCCATGTCTTTTAATACATCTAAGCTATGCCCGTGATCGTATCGATCATATTTGACTGAATATTCAGTGTCATAAAATTTTTCATCATCCGTAAGAATGAATTTTTGATAAAATCTTTCTTGTTCTTGATTATCAAAAAATGACGATAAATTCCCATCAACCCTGTCTTTAAATGTTTTGAAATTTTTTGTAGAGTACTTCGGGTCAAACCATTTAAATTTATGTAATGCTGCTACTAAAAACTGCCTTGACAAATGTTCAGACCCATTGAAACTACACACAAAATTTTTAAAGTCTCTGTAACAATAATCTAATTTAAATTTTTCTAGATTTGCAAAATGCATCTTATGTTGAGCATCAAATGAAAATCGTAAATCTAAATTTTTATAATTTGATTTAACACTATCGTCAAAGATATATTGAGAATAAACTATTCGTTGTTTGTCATTGATTTTGTCCAATAACGCATTTCTTCTGTCTGCATCAAATCCAAACATGTGATCTGTAATTGTAACTACTTCTCCCAGACTATCTGCCGTGAATTCGTATGGTGGATAAATCATCATTTGCTTATTGTAATAGTTTCAAAGATATCTGACTGTAAAGCATGTTCTATTGCAGTTACAACTTGGCAAACATCTAAATGAGTTCGTTCATTATAAAAATTTTTAATAGTTTCTTGAGAATGAATTCTTCTATTTTTTGCAAACTCTGTCTTCACACGACCAGGACGAATCTCTACAAACTTAAACTTAGAGTCAGCATATTCATCACGCATACATTTAATGAAAGTAGAAAGTCCAGATTTACTTGCAGAATAAACACTATCACCACCGATATTTTTTTCAATACTTTTACTGGTGATGTAAATCACTTTACCAGATTGATTCTGCTGAACAAATCGTTGAGTCAAAAACACAGGGGCGGTTAAATTGATTGCGATGATATCAACCCAATCATTACTATTGTGATTAACAAGACCCACACCACCACCATGTGCGTGACCTGCGTTATTAATCAAAACATCAAAATTAGATAAATCAATGTTGTTTAGTACGGACAAGTCTGATAAGTTATAATATGGCTTATCAATACATAGCACCTCGTGTTGCTTACTTAGTGTTGTTTTCAAAGCCATTCCTAGTCCGGAAGTTGTACCAGTAATCGCTATTCTCATATTAGATAGGGGCAAAGCCCCCATCCTCTAATTATTTTTGACGATTACGAATCAACGCCAAGATATCTGCGGCTTTGTCGCTAGTAGCTGCTTTGGGAGCAGGAGTTGCTACTGGAGCACTTGCAGTACTTGTGCCTTCATCTTCTTCCCAGGGAGCTGCTTCTGCTACTGGAGCAGGTGCTGCCTTTGCAACTGCTGCCAATACTGGCTTGGCAGCTACTGCCGGAGTGTCTGTGTCATCGTTAGATGCGCCATTTCCACTTTGGAAACCGCTGGGTTTGAAGTAGTTGGCCCAACGATCTGGATCGTAAGGTTGTCCATCAACTGACGCTTCGAACATTTCTTTGATGATTTGAAGTTCAACTTCGCCTGGTTTCTTGGGCAAGAAGTCTGACAAGTTGTACAAACCATATTGTTCGATTGCTTCAAGTTCTTCTGCTGTTAGAGCAGTTTCTTTACGAGCGAACCCACTTGTGCTGTAATCAGCATAGCCACCTTTGCTGGTTTTCTTGATACTAAAATCAAGACCTGCTTGATAGTCTGTTGGCAATTCTGTGATATCAGGGTCAGTCAAACTTGTTTCAATCAAGTTGTAGATTTGTGGGCTGATAACAAAACGACGGATTGGATTTTCTGGAGTTTTATCTTCGCCCAATGGATTGTCATGAACAAACCCTTGGAACAAATAACTTTTCTTTTTCCAGTACTTGCGACCAAGTTCTTCCATACCTGGATCTTTTGTTTTGAACCATGGACGAACTTCTGCCAAGATTGGGCAAGCCTCTTTGTACATTTCCATACATGGGACTTGAACAACAACTGGCTTGCTGTCTGCTTGGCCTTTGATGCCAGCGAATGGTAAACGGATGATTTCTCGTGTGACCCAGAATAGAGTATTTTTTGGATCAGCGTCTGGAAGAAAGCGTACTCTTGCTGTAGTACCTTCTGGAATGTTCCAGTGTGCATAGATTGCACTGTCGCCTTTTGGACGATCACCGCCTTTGCGGTTTTCATTTGCTTGTAGTTTTGCGCGGATTTCTGCTAATGTAGCCATAATGTTTTCTCCTTAAGATGGTCTTAGTTTAGTGTGCCTAAATATATACTGCACTCTCGTAGTATACATTTTTATTTATACTCAGGACAATAAAAAAGGCACATTTTTGTGCCTTTTTGGTGAAACTCGTTTGAGCTTAATTTAAGCCAGCAAGTCTACGGAGCCACCCAATCTCCTGGTGTGATCCTGATTTGCTTTCTTGCATTGCTGGGCTAACTGTTGGACTTGGTTCTGCTGTTCCGGCTCCGCCAAATTGCTGGGCTTGTGCATTCTGTTGAGACATTGCGTCTGATTGTTGCTGCATGCCTGTATCATTTTGAGTATAAGCACTGTCGTATTTGTCTGCAAGTTCTGTATATCCATTATCCCTTAACCATTGAATAATTGTTGGTCGTGCATCAGATTCTGGACCTTCTGCACTTGCCACATCTTCTAGTTTATCAAATAATTCTTGGTCAGCAAAGTCTTCCAATGATGAATCTTTTAATAACCCTTTTACATTTAATGCATCGTCACCAACTTCAATTGTTTGAGCCATCAATTCATCCAATTTTTGGCTTTCTTCTGGATCGTGTGGTAATTTGAATGCATTTTCAACAACTTCGTTTGCCCAATCTTCAAATTGGTTACCCATTGGGCTTTCTAAGCCTTCTTGTTTCTGTTTCATATAAGCCTTATATACATACGGTAATGCCGCATCAAATTTTTCATTATAAACTTTCTTGACAAAACGCTCACGCAACGAATTTACATCAAAATCATCATGCGACTCATCCATAGACTGGTCATAATCATTTTTGTAATTGTTGTATCCTTTACGACCAGCAAGATGACGAAGTTGATCTTTTAGCTGCCCATATCTTCTCACTGCCGCTGTAGCCATGTCACTGGTTTCACGGTCTTCATATTGGCGACGATTTGCTTCTCGGACAAAATACTTCATTGCTTCCATTTCTTCGCCCATCATGGCAATACGCTCACCCATGTCATCATGCATTTCACCGCCCTGGCTTAAATGCTGCGCCAATGCTCGGGCAATATGTATGTTCTTGGTTGGACACAAGAAGCGTTCACCAAGATGTGTTTCTAGGAATATGTTTTCAATGTGACGGCTTCTGGCACCGCGCACTTCTTCGTCTACTTCCCCGCTATGACGAACAATGATACGAACTGGTCCACATTCTTGATACGAACTACGACGGGTACCAAACATTCTACTTTCAGTAACATTAATTTCATCTGTTGCCAAAGTATCGTCTGACTTTGCCTGTTGTTTCACATCTTTGATTTCCAAGTTTGACTTGGTGATATCTCGTGTGTCAAATGTTAACAAGTTGCGTTTGGCAAATTGACGAATGCTGCGAAGAAAATTATACCACTTGTCTTCGTTGCTGACACCATCAGATGTTTCACCACCAGTTTCAGAATCAAGTTCTTTTATTGCTTCCACAATATCACGACCATAGTATAGCTTTAGACTTGTTTCATCAATCAAGCTGAGTGTGATGTTACCAATCTTGTGACCATCAACTGTATAATCAAAGTTAATGAATCTTGCTTTTTCTGGGTCAGTAGTTGCTTTTGACTTATCATCACCCAAACGAACATTGTCGAAGCGTGTACGAATCTTGTCAAATAGCTCACTGGAAATGTTGCCTATTTCTCTCATATGGATTCCGTTGTTATTGTATATTTATGCAAATTAGAACATGATGAATGGTAGTGGGAGCAATTCTTCGTCTTGACTTCTTAGAGTTTCATCTATTGTGGCGTCAAAGTTTTGTATTGCCTGCATCATTCTGACTGCCAACAACATACTCATAACCAAATCATCTGTTTCACCAATTTTTGCTTCATAACTTGTACCTTTTGCAATAAAGTTTTTAAGTTCGGATACGATTGCTTTACTGGCAATTTTGAGTTTCTTGGTTTCAATCCAGTTTTTTAACTTGGAACAAGCTGCCAATTTAGTCTTGTGTGCTGTATTGAATCCTTTGCGATAGATATTGCTAGATCCAGGTTTCTTTGGCTCAGACAAGAAAATACCTCGTATGTTTTCTTCACCAATATGACCAATTTCTACCAATGCTGCTTCACCCAATGTATTGTTTTCAACGCTATAGTAGATATCTGTTTCGCTACCTATACATTCGTATATGTACTTGACAACTTCTTGCATTATTTTGACCTGCTTTTGTACCGGAGTTTTATTATCACACCATTCACCCACTTGCATCATACTGGGCAATTCGACAATTTGTAATGCAGAAGGGTCTCCACCAGTACCAAGACTTGGATCTAGCGCAACACAATAGATACTGCCTTTGCTTGGTTTTTTGTACCAACGAACTTGTCCTTGTTTTTCAAGTGGATCGATGCCAGCCATTTCTGACAAAAACAATGGATTAATCAGAGTCTCATCAAAAATAATGAACTCACATTCCATCTCACGACGGAATCGTTCTTCACCCAGTTGCTGACGCATTTGCTCTGCCCATGCATCGTCACGATCTGGGTGTTCTTCCCACTTGCTACGGAACGCTTTGAATCCGTTTCTACCAACTGTAGTCTCATTACCATTCTTATCAAAAGTATCGTTTGCAGCACGCCAGATTTGAGCAAACTGATCTTCGTCACTGTTTGGAGTACTTGTGATAATACACTTACCACCAGTTGCCAGTGTAGGCGTAATAGAAGTCCAGAACTCTGTAGCAATACTTGGTCTGACAAACGCAAACTCGTCACAGTAGAGTAGAGAGATAGACATACCACGACCAGTATTTTCAGTTGTTGTTGCCGACACAATGCGTGAACCGTTTTCAAAGTCTAGCGATCCCTTGTTATAACTGGTTACACCAGCACGAATGTAGTCTGGGCAGTTCTCGTAGGCATAGCGAATACGCTGCATGATCTCTTGACTGCCTGTGTATTTGTGCGCTGCAACCAAAATAGTACTGTCTGGGACAAACATGGCGTACCAAAGTAGGTATCCAGCGGCTGTGGTTGATTTACCAGTTTGTCGCGGCATCAGACTGATAGAATATCTATTTTCATGATAACTATTAATCAACCGTTCTTGGTACTCAAATGGTACATAACGCATAGCGCCCTTAGTCGGATGCTGTATGAAAAAATAGTTATTCATAAAGTAGTGAGGACCAAAGACTGGATCCGCGCACTTTGCAAACTCTATGATTTGCTCTTCGGTCATTGCCATACTTTTATATGGATTACGAATGATGGATGTTGCTAAATCTTTGCTCTTTGACATATAAATAAAAGTCTGTTATAATATAAGTATATTTAACACCCGTTTTCAAAAAGGAGCATTAAAGTGTCTGATACGCTATTGTTAAATTCTGACTACAACCCAATTTCTATTCTACCGCTAAGTGTCATTGATTGGCAGCATGCCATCAAACTGATGTATTTGGGCCGTGTGAATGTTATTGAGACATATCCAGATTGGATAATTCGTAGTGAACGATTGACGATCAATGTTCCTTCGGTTGCTGTGACTACTGAATACTTCCATTATAAAAAGAATGTGAAGTTCAGTCGTTACAACATGTATTTACGGGACTTGTTCCAATGTCAGTACTGCGGTGATGTATTCGATTTTGAAGATTTGACAATCGACCATGTTAACCCTCGTGCTAACGGGGGTAAGACTGAATGGGAGAACTGTGTAACTGCTTGTAAGCCATGCAATCATAGCAAGGGCGACAAGAAAAACATTCGCCCATTGAATATGCCTTACAAACCAGATTACTACAATCTAGTTAAGAAATGGAAGGACATGCCTTTTACTGTTAAACAAGAATCTTGGAACAAGTATTTGGGCGTTGACAAACGAGTTGTCAATCACCGTTAATTTCTGTCTTTATTGTTGTCTTTTTTGACAGGGATCTTTTTAGCGGGAGCGTCACCTACGGGTTTCTCTCCCGTTAAATATGGTCTACTAAACCATAGCTGAAACCACTCAGGTGTTCCTACCTTGATGTGGTTTTGTTTTTCCAACTGACGTTTTTCCATGCCAGTAACACTGATGTTGCTGCCCATTGGACTTGGCATATCTCGATCAGTTGCGATCTGGGCATTTTTTTCAAAATCACTATTGCCTGGTGCATAATCTTCTAACAAACCCAATGAATCCATACCAGCAAGTTTCTTTAACTGCGCTAATTCATCTGGAGCCATAAAGGCATCAGCATCACCAGTTTCGCCTGGTGAAACAAAGTTTGCGCTGGTAATTCTATATTGTTTCATTTGCGTCTTTTAATTGGCCCAACTTTACGATGTGGACTTATTCGATGTGTGTCGGGGTGTTC